AAGCTTATGTACAGCATATGTCTAACTATTCTAAACCCTTTAATATTATTACTCACTAGTTTATTTACTTATAACCTAACTAACTACTTATGTATCTAATTATCTTCATCTGAATAAGACCGACCGGATCTTATTGTCATTGGATTGTCAACTGATTGCTACAAATTTTTAAATTGAGCATCAATGCCACTCATGTCACTGGACGTTGACTGTCCAGCATTTTTTGCTGTTGACCTAGCAGCCTTCTTCAGTTCATCAAGTTCTCTTTTCATACTCTGAAATGATTCATTTTCAATTTCACTTAACTTATCAGTAGCTCTCTTACTCCTAAGATGACCTCCTGTCCTTTGCTCATTTACATCTGGTATCTTGTAAGCTGTTAATGCTTCTACTGTTTTTGGTATCTTTGGTGTACTCCCCATTCTTGTCTTGTTTTTATAAGCACCGAATAGCTCTTCTGCATTGTATGCTGAACTTGCTGGTGTACAAAAATCCATCAATTCTAGGACAATATCCTTATCTAATGAACCATTTGCCTTTGCAATCTTGGCAAGATTCCTATTGGTAATATCTATCAGTCCTGGACTTTGTCCTTTTGATGTCATTACACCCATAATCAGCTGTGCTGCAGCAAGTTCTGGCATATAATATTTTGTTGTACCTGTAAATTGGTGCGATTTTCTAGCACATGCAGTGTTATACAGTTTAACTGGTACAACTCCTTTCTTCTTCAATTCATTACCATATATAATGCTAAATTTCTCATCTTCCTTCATATATTCATCTAACATTTGAATGCCATCTTCAGTTATTGCAGTCCTAGAAAGCGGGTGCATACCAGCCATTCCATTTCTCCTGAGAGAGCTAACAACTGTATTCAAACCCAATATGCTTGCTAATATCATGTCATTATCTGTTGTGAAGTCATCAGTACCACTGTATGTGTAGTTTTTCATACAGTAAAATGTTATTGGTGACGAATTACCAACTTCAACACTAAATTTAGCAGCTGTGCCAGCTCTACGATATTCCTTATGATATCTTGACAACATGAACGTTATAAATGCCATATCTGCTGTTGCTTTATCACCTTCAGAGACGTCCAATGGAATATCTACGTCCATATCATTAGAGCTTGCTAGTGCTCCTAGTGTCAACTGAGCACCTCTTAAGGGCTCAAGTATCTCTCTTTTCAAAATCAAGGCAGGGTCTTTTATTATGGTTGATGTAATTCCTGATAGAAAACCGGGAGCATACTCATTGGCTAGTGTCACCGACCGCGGTGCTGCCGGCAATATTCTTTGTCCAGCACTCATTGTTTAGCCAGTCAGATAAAATCTTTAATATTGCAACTTGATCTTTTGTTGTCGTGTGTGATTTTATTATTTGCTTTGCAAAGACAAGTACCTGTTGCTTTGTGTTACAAGTCTGCTTTATATCACAAGTAATAGCTTGGGTGTAGTTGTTGTATATAATCAGCGGATTATATGTTTTTGTGCTTTTAAGAACAGTGTTAGAACCAGATATAAACAAAAGCAAGTCCTTGTCTATTCCTGTGCCAACTATGGATGTAGATTGGAAGCTGATTTTGAATGTGTTTTGAACGTCTGATGTTAGATCTTTTTCAACCTTAAAGGTGTAGTACATCTAAAAAGTACATTGACAAGTAAAAGGCCTCTTGTCTATTCCTGTGCCAACTA